CCGAACAAACGACCAACAGGGGAACTTGGACTATTTTATCAAGGAATTGCTGTCAATTCCGAACATCAAAAATATGATAGTTAAACGATTAAAGAGCTAGTGTTACGAAGTATATAAGTCCCAACAAATAAGTGAACCCCTCTCCATCTCAAAACCTAAAGTAAGTATAATGAGTTATCCACAAGTTATAAACAAAATTAAGATTGTATTAAAATAAAAGTAGCTATAAAATAATACAAGCGATGAAAAACCTGGCATTAAAAAATAATAATCGTAAATTAAGAAAGGCATATATAGTTCCGCCAGGTTCTATGTATGTCCTTTTTAGTTAAAATATTATGGCTAAGACAAGAGTAATTGATACAAGGTTCTGGATTGATGACTACATTTCTCATTTAGATCCGATAGAAAAAATGATGTTTTTGTATTTTTTAACTAACCCTTTCACAGATATATCAGGAATATACGAAATACCACTTAAAAATATATCACTTGATACCGGCATAGAAAAAGAGATGGTTGAAAAGATACTTAAAAGGTTTGAAAGAGATAATAAAATATATTTTATGAATGGTTGGGTAGCAATTAAGAACTTTACACGATACCAGAACACGAATAACCCTAAGATAGCAAGGGGAATAGAAATAGGGCTAAGTAAAGCCCCAAAAGAGATAATTGATAAGTTATCCATAAGTAATCAAGACTTATCGCATCCTAATTCTAATTCTAATTCTAATTCTAAGATAGATAACTCACCCTCACAAATAAATAGAAAATTTTTTGAGAGACAAGGAGAATATAATAATTTACTTAATTTATACTCAAAGAATAGAGATTTAGATAATACCAAGAAAGAATTTACTAAATTTATTCTTTACTGGACTGAACCTAATAAAAGTGGAACAAAAGTAAAATGGGAACAACAGTCAACATTTGATGTAAAAAGAAGACTTATTACTTGGTTCTCAAAAGATTGGAATAATAAAAAATAAAATGAAAATACAAGACTTTTTAACAAAATTAGAAAAAGAGATTGAATCAACAAGAAAAGAAATTGTTGATGTCGGGCAACAATCTCGCTTAAAAGAAATATTAAAGCAATATAGAAAGGAAGATAATGTTGTTTCTTCACTAGATATAGCTGAAAATATGAAGACACGACCAGAAGAAGAAAAAATAATGTCCGGTTGGTCTAACTTAGATGGAATACTTAAAGGTTTCAGACTAAAACAACTTATAACTATTTCAGGTATTACAAAGCACGGTAAAACAAGTTTGTGTGTAGATTTAACATCAAAATTAAAGGAACAAAATCCTCTATGGTTTCCTTTTGAAGAAGGTGCAGAAGAACTTATACAGAAATTTCTTGATAGAAATGAAAATCCACCTTTATTCTTTACTCCACAAACAATAAAAACATCAACTCTTGAATGGATAGAAGAAAGAATAATTGAAAGTATAGTTAAATATGATACTCGGGTAGTTTTTATAGATCACATTGACTTCATAGTTTCTTTTGGTGCAGATAATCACTCACTACGAATAGCACAAGCAATGAGAGAATTAAAAGGAATGGCAAAGAAATGGAATATAGTTATCTTTCTTATCTGCCATTTAACAAAGACAAAATTTGATGCAGAACCAACACTTGAAGATTTAAGAGGAAGTTCATCAATAGGTCAGGAATCGGATACTGTTATTCTAGTTTGGAGAGAAACAAAAAGAGAAAATGGAAAAGTAGTAATTACGAGTAATGTAAATGTTTCAGTTCAAGCAAATAGAAGAACTGGAAGAACTGGAAATGTAAAAATGATATTTAATAATGGTCGATTTATTGAGGAAGAATGGAAAAATGAAGAACCAGAAAAAAATGAAGAAGTTTTTGAAAATTCTGTATGGTCAAGAAAAAATTTAAGTAATTTAGAATGAAAAAAGTAGAAGAAAAAAAGAATAATCTATGGTGGCGTCTTCAGTTCCTAGAATTAACAAAAATAAGTTTAAGAATGTATGCAAAAACAAAAAAACAAGAATTTTATGACTTCGCAAGAAACTTCGCAAATCAAGAAAAACAATTTACAGGAGGAGAGTATAAGGATGGAGTTGATAAATTATTGTAATAAAAGAATAGAAGAAAGTTTAGTTTTAGGAAATTATTATTCAAAAATACTAGAGGAATTAAAAAAATGAATAACAAATGCGAAAAGTGTAACAAAGTAATGTTCGGTGAATGTAAAGAAAACGAAACTATGTGTAGATGTGATAATGCAGGTAGTACATACAGCCGAGATATAAATACAGGTTGGTCTTTAAAACAAGCAATACAAGAAAGAATAAAGTATGAAAAAGAAAATTGAAGAAAAAATAGAAACATTGAAAGTTAAGAAACATAGCGAATTTAAGTTTGCGTATATAGAAAATTGTCAAAACGTGGCGATGGCTTTAGCTAGGTCTGGTTATTTTATAAATATTAGACTAGACCAATCAACTTATATCTTATCAATTTATATTAGAAACTAAAAATGTTAAACATAGAACAAATAAAAATCATAGAAGAAACTATTAAGTGTTTTAAAAATATAAAAGACAACGAAGTCATAAAGATGAATGAGAAAGCAAAAGTTGACGAACCTTACGATGTAAGTAATTTATTTTGGGCAGAATTTGGTCAAAGATGTTTATCAGACCTACTCTCCCAGTCAGAGAGTAGATAAGAAAAATAAAAAGATGAGAAGTAAACCACAACATACTTGTTTCCAAGAATGTGCAGGGTGTGCATATGCTCTTGGAGTTCAAGATACAAATAAGAAACCGAACGAGTCAGCTAAATATGTTTGGATGATAGTTGGTTCAGATAATCCTTGTGATATTAGACTATACGCTTTTTCACACGAAGAAGGAGTTGCACAACTCGCACACACTAAAGGAAAGTTCAAAGACGGTCTTTATCCAAATGCTGAATGGACATTATTTAAGTTAGTTAGAGTTAAAAGAACTTCTCCCATTCAAATAAATAAGAGTGGGATAAATGAAGATGAAAAAAATAAAATATCTTTTACATCAACGACAGCACTTCAAAAATAGACTTAAACAGAGAAAAGGAAAATTGATATACTTTTTATTTAGTAAGTTCAAAAAGAATTTAGACTCGTTTGATAAAAATAAAAAAAGTATTGCTTGTGTTTATAAGTTTAAAGAACACGAATATGTTTTGCAAGACGGTTATATGCAGACATATGTAAGAAGAAAATAAAATGGAACTTAAAGATAATAGAATAAAAGAAACGGATAATTTTACTTGGGAGCAACGATTTGATATTTGCTTTCCAGTAAGTGAGTGCGATTTTAGTGAAGATAATCAAAAGATTAAGAACTTTATAAAGAAATATTTTGTCCTTAAGTCTGAATTGATTGAGAGTGATAATTTTTGGAGAGATAAGTATTCTAATTTATTAAAAGTTAAAGGTTTAGCTCCAACCCCTCCCGTCCAAAGAGGTGATAAGAAAGAATAAAGTATGAAAAAACAAAGTGAGATAGAGAAAACCGAAGATTTGTTTATGGGATATTGTATCTGGTTTGGAGGAAGAATGACAGGTTGGTATTCTAACTTTACAGAATATCTAATTGAAGTAAACCATATCGAAATGAATTATCCAAAGAGTTTTTACAAGTTTAACCTAACCAAATCAAATGAAAAAAGAAAATAATATACAACTATGTTTCTGGTATGATACGACAGAAGAACTGACTAATTACTTCATAGGCAAATACTTCGGGAAACCGCAAGATGTGGAGCATTGGTGGGTAGCAGATGAAATTGGCGGAGTTTTGTATATAAACGACTATTTCTTTAATTTGTCTGATATTGTTGATTATATAAAATATAGATATACCAAGAATAAAATGTTTGCAAATTATGATTATCAAATGAAACTTCGATTAAAAAATGAAATACCAATAAATATTAAAAATTGGATTAAACTTAAAAACTAAAATGTTAAACACAGAACAAATAAAGAAAGAGTTTGAAAATGCATATACTTTAACAGAAAGGCAAACGTTATATAGAAAAGTAGAAAAGTTGCTCTCCCAACAACTCTCCAAGCAGATGGAGGAGATAATAGAGTAGGTGGAGAAGCTAGACAAAGGACCAGAAGAAGAAACAATTACTCACGATATATTCCAAAATACAGAAAATATGAATAGGGTGTTTATGAGAACTGGCTACAGAAAGGCGTTAGACACAGTTTTATCAATATTAAGTGAGAAATAAATATATGAAGAAGGCACCACAGAAAGATAAAAAGAAATACATCCGTCCGTCTGATTCTGATATTTATATGTCATTATTATGGTTAAAAGATGAAATCGCCTTATCAAAAGAAATGAAACATTTTGGAAAAAGAAATTGGGGTTCGTCTATGTATTCACGAATCGCCAGAGGAATTAGACAGGCTTATAGAGATGGTAAATTAAAATTAAACAATTAAAATGCCAACACCAAAAGAAAAAGGGATAAAGAAGTGGAAATTAGATTTTATAGATAAAATAGATAACACTGTTAATTGTTATCTTGAATTTTGTAATAAAAAAGATATAGGTTATGTTTCAGATGAGTATATAAAAGGATATAATTCTGCGTTAAGTTGTATGCACTACAATATAGGATTGGAAAGGAAGTTTGTAGAAGTTGATGTAACCTGTGGTTATGATTATCAAAAGAAACTAAATGTTACAAAATTAAAAATCCTCCCCACCCATAAAGGAGTTAAGAGAATAAAGAAATAATATGAAAGACCAAAAAGTAGATGTGTCGCACGATACAAAAGAAGGTTGGTGTTGTGCCTGTGATTATGATATTGAAGTAATCAAAACCAACTTTATTGCTAAGAGTGAATTAGAAGACTTAGAAATAGAACATCAGAAAGAGATGGTTATGGCGATTGATGGATATAAGAGGGAGGTGAGAGAGAAGATAGAGAAAATGTATATGAAAGGGAATTTTGATTCTAGAACAGTTGAAATCGTAGAAGCTGGGTATAAATTAGCTCTACAAGATTTATTAAAAGAATTAGGGTTAGAAACAAAATGATTGATTCACATATTGTATTTTTATTAATAATTGGTTTGTTTGCATTAATACTTTTTAAGTATGGTGTTAGATAGTTTAGAATAGATATATGAGACACAAAACTATCATCTGGAAGAACTATGGAAGACCAACTGAAATACAAAAATGTAGTATGTCAGGAAAGAATATGTATGACAAAAAGTCAGCACAATCAGAATCAAATAGAAGATACGAGAAAGAGCATTCATTATTACGTATATATGAATGTCCTTATTGCAATACTTGGCATTTAACTTCACGAATTGATTAGCAAACATGCAATATTATATATGTTTGCATACTTGCAAATGTGCGTTCTATTTACATTACTTGATATCTATTATCTAATAGAAAAAATGATACAAAACATTGTACATTAGTTCTGAAGGGTATACAATATATAAAGGAAACAACATAAAGTATTTACATTTTTAATAACGTATTACGTAGTATCTAATGTCTAAAGAAGCTGCTCAAAATTTTGAAACTTGGCAACAAGACTATAAACTGTCCGGCAAGGAAAAGAGACTTGTAAAAGACCAAGTGAACAAGGGAAAACAAACTCAAGCGCTATTGCTATCCGCAGAAATTGGACGTTTTAAAAGAGATGCACGAAACGAATTAGAAAAAGGAATACTCGGATCTATAAAGAAACTATTTACATCACACTTAGCAGAAGCTATTGGAACTATAACACTAGTCGAGAGGATTGAGACAGGAGAAGACGTATCTTGGAAGAAAGTACTTGATGAAGATCGTATATTAGAAATAATGCAAGAGAAAGAACTTGGAGTGGACTACATACTAATAAAGAACGGTGGTGACTGGAGAGCAGCAGATTCGTTATTAGATAGACTATTCGGTAAAGTAAAGAATGCTAAGGATGAAGACACTGATGATGATAACCCAAAGAACATATATAACCAGTTCAATGCATTCATACAGACACAGCCAATACAGCCGCACTCAGAAAGAACTATTAAGAAGATAGAGGCAAGAAGATTAAAGCTAAAAGAAGAAACACATGAATGAGATACTAATTCCAGAAATGTTAGATGTTATTGATAATGACTTGGGTGCCTTTATGGAAGAAGTTATAGAGTTGCCAAATGCAGACTTTCATGAGGATATCGATCAAGCATTGGCTAATAGTTCTATTAGTAAGATGGTTGTCACACTACCACGAGGACACGGTAAGTCCACACACATATCAGTGGGACTACCATTGTGGTTAATAGCAAGAAATCACAACTTAAGAATATTATTGATATCAAGTACATCATCAATATCAAGAAGCTTCTTATCAGAAATTATTGGCCATATAGAACGTAATGAGAAGTATCAAGTATTCGCTAAGTATGCAGAAGGCTCACGAAAGGGTGTAATTCCAAAGATGAAGAATTATACTAAAGCAACTGCAAACTGGTCAGGAGATTCAATTGTAATAGATAGAGCTATATTGTCAGCAAAAGACCCAACTATACATGCAGTGGGATTGTTTGGTTCTATATTGTCAAAGAGAGCAGATATCATCATATGTGACGATGTTGTTAACCAAGAGAATAGTCAAACACAAGAGCAAAGAGAAAAGATAGTGTCTTGGATATATACGACAGTTATGCCAGTTCTTGCACCCAACGGAAGATTCATATATCTAGGAAACACTTGGCATCAAGATGACTTGGTATCACATTTGCTTAAGGACCCACAGTTTGAGTTTAAGAAAAAACTACCCGCAATACTGTCTTGGCCAACAAATATGGAACTTTGGAAGGAGTGGTCACGTTTAATTACGAACGAAGAAATATCACTAGATGATAGGAAATCTAATGCTAATGTTTTCTATACTCAGAATGAATCGCAGATGCTCGAGGGGTTATCTTTATTGTGGCCAGGGAGGTTCAATTTTGGAGAACTCTATCTTGAGTACATTTCTGACCCATATGCATTTGCTAGAATGAGACAGTGTGACCCTTCAAATAGACCAACTCAGTCATTCAAAGACGAGTGGCTAGAAGAAGCATGCAGGAAAGGAGCAACACTCAAACTACAAGATGCTCCACGTTATGAATGCTATTCAACTCAAGTAGTTGCCACTGGTGTAGACTTGGCAATAGGATTAGAAGATAGACATGATGACACAGTATTACTTACATTGGACAAAGTTAGAAGTGCACCAAGTGACTCATTGATTAAAGCAGGTGATATAGTAGTCAGACAGATAGATGTTGGTAAGTTTACACCGAATGAAACACGTAATAAGATAATGTATGTCAATGACATACTTAAACCAGATAAGATACGAGTAGAAACAGTTGCATATCAAGAGTCAATCGTAAGAGACCTTGAAGGCAAAGTTAGTTGTATAGAAGGCTATCATACTGGAGGAGAAAAGAAAGACTCATCAATTGGAGTTAACAGTTTAGCTATATTGGCAGAGCAAGGAAAGCTAGTACTGCCATTTGACCAATCAGATTCAAGAACAATCAAAATTATCAGTAGACTTATGAATGAGATGAGAGCATTCCCTGATGGGCACACTGGCGATATTTTGATGAGTTTATGGTTTGCTTCAAGCTCAATAAGAGATTTAACAGCTGGTCGATACTTAGTTCCTACTTCAAGCAACTCAATGCCAACGGGATTGACTGCTAAAGAGTTGAACGCAGATGCTGGTAAGAAGAAAGAAATGGAAAAGGAAGCTGATAAGTCAGCAGAAAGATTAGAAAAACGCTATGAACGTATTCATTTTAATCAAATGATGCATCGTAGATAACAAATTAGATAATGTCAGAAATCAAAACATTAAAAATAAAAAATAGTACTTTAGATTCATTAGTGAAAGCAACTAGTATCAATCTTCCTTTTGAAAGATCTAGAATACGAAATCAATTTATAAAAGCATTGACTCCACATATTGAAGCAAAAGAAAAGTCAAGATTAGAGCTTATTAAGAAGTTTGCTACACTTGATGAAAAAGGAGAGCCTAAGATAGTTGGTATGCAATTTGATATACCAAAAGAGAAACAAGCAGAACTCAATGTAGAGTTTGTTAAGTTTTTAGCAGAGGAAGTCATTATAGATGTATTGCCATCAATAGAGCCAGTATTGAAGACAATAAAAGCAATCATAGTTGAAAATACACAACCACTTACACCCGAAGAAAGTGTAGGTTTAATAGAAGTCGTAGATGCTATTGACACATTAACTCTAAAATAAAATGGATGCACTATTAGTTGGATTAGTTACAACAGTATTCTTTTTTGCAATATTTTGTATAGACGAATACTTTACACGTAACTTGATTAAAAGGTTAGAACAACAGTTACAGGACAGTTATGAATATGCTGATGATTTCATGACTGAAATAGATACAAAAACACATCAAATTGATGCATTAACAGAAACATTACGTGCACTTGGTTATGAAGTGGTCTTCAAGAAAACTACGATTGGCACTGAAGTACACGTTACTAACATTAATAAAAAAACAACATGCAAGAAGAAAACAAAATAGTAGACAATATGGTAGACCCTGAATCAATCATACCAAGAGAAGAACTCGTACAAGAGATAGGAGAAGATGCAGTAGAAAAGATAGAAGAGGAAGCTGAAGATGTCGACTTAGACATACCCGCATCATTAGAATAATATGAAGATTCACGTTATAACAGCATTTAGCAGATGGCATTTATATGATACTCTGAAAAAGATGTATGATATTCCAGATGTGATGTGGCATCCATTAGTGGACAAAAACAAAGTAGTTGTAGACAAAACACAATATCCTGAAGTTATTGAGGTTGACAATATGGGAGAAATAGACGGTGCGTACTGTTATCGAAAGACAAATAGATTTATTGAGACACAAAAAATTATCGATGATGACTACTACATGTTTATGTGTGATGATGATGCATTGGATAACGGATTCATTGATTGGCTTAAAACACAGACAGCAGAAATATTAGTTGTATCATGTTTAAGAGGAGATCAGACACCCATTGATGGAGCATGCCCTCACGGGACCTCTACACTCATAGCAGCAAGACAGAATATGTGTATTGGTAATTGTACTTGGGAACAACTTATAGTTAAGGGTAAGATCTTAAAAGACTTACGATTTGATGAAGTAAACTGTTGTGCTGATGGACAAATGTTGAATGAGGTAGCAATGAAATATCAAAACATTACATTTGTTCCCGATAGAGTTATAAAGTTTAATTATTTTCAACCGGGTCGTTGGAATGAATACAATGGATAACCAACCAAAACTTTCAATTGTAATTCCTGTGATTAACTTATGGGACTCGTATACAAAGCAATGCATTCAATCATTGCAATCAAAATACTTAAATAAGATTATTCTTATTGACAATGCATCGACAGATAATACAGAAAAGGAAGCAACTAAACTTTCAGAAACAATGCCAAATTTGATATACATTCGTAATGTATTCAGAAACTGTTGTGCAGGTAGCTGGAATCAAGGTGCTAAACTTGCATTTGAAACACTTCAAGATGATTATGTGGCAATATTGAACAATGATGTACTGATGCATCCTCAGGCATTTGACGAAATAATAGAATTATTTGAATCACAGAAGTTACTAAAACCAAATGAACAAAACGTCATATTAGTAACTAGTTGTGACGTAAAAGCAGAAGTAGCAAATCCAACAGATACTTTCACATATGATATGTCAAAGAAAGCACAAGATGAATTAACTGAATCACCACAATACTCTGCATTTGTAATCAACAAAAGATACTGGAATGAAGTTGGTCCATTTGATGAAGACTTTAGACCAGCTTATTTTGAGGACAATGACAGTCATTACAGAGTCAAACTGCTTGGCTTAAAAGCAATAGTATGTCCAACATCAATCTACTATCACTATGGCAGTAAGACACAGAATGAAGCTTTAGGAGGACAACCCGCATGCACTTCATTTAATTTTGAAGCAAATAGAGAGCATTACAAACAAAAATGGGGTGGAACACCTGGACAGGAAACATTTAAGACACCCTTTAATAAAGAAATTTAATGGCAAGAAAAAGAAAACAAAATACTCCTACTGCAGTACTTACACATCAAGATTTGCATAGTGATGCAGTACAAGTAGCACAAGGAACTGGATTAGACGTGAATGGAATTAAAACTGAGAAAGACCCATTTGAAGGTTCAAGAGAAAAACTTGACAGCATTCTTATTAACTTCATGAAGACAGTAGCAAAATCAAAAATAGCAGTAATCATTCCACTGTATGGATATTGGAGTGACTTAGGAGAAGACAATCCATTAAACATCACACTCTTCAAAGAAGTTATGGACAGAGTGTATTCATCAGCACACGAAATGTTTTCTATTATAGTGGCTGAAGATAAAAGATTGTCAAGTGAAGTATATTCAAGTATAGCTGCTAAAGCAACAGCAGGAGTATACAAAGGAATAAGTGTACCGACATCTTCTACATATGCAGATTATGTACGTGCAGGCCTCGATGCTGCTTATACAGACACTGATGCTAGGTTTTTTATAGTACTCAATCCTTGGGTGCTTATACAACATAATGCAATTGATAACTTAATAGATCGAATAAACAGAGGTGATGCTAAAATAGTATCTGGTGCTGATGTAAAAGGAATTTTAGATGCTGATAACTTTGATGCTAAGATATTTAATACGCCAGCAGAACAATTGGAACTTAATGCTGATTTTTGGGGACTTGATAGACAGACGTATGAATGCATTTCACTAGATACCAACTTAAACACTTCAAAATATTTTAGTCGTGATATTTGGAATTCATTATACAGACGAAACATGCCTATTATATCAACACAACGAATACCAATATATGCATTTGAACTTAATTGGGAAAACTTTGAAGCACCCAAGTATGTCGAAACAGATAGAGAATTATTCATAGCTAAGTGGGGATTTGATATAGCATAATTATGACTAAAATACAAAACCAAAACATACAGAGTAAATGTTGTAAAGCTACTGTTAGAGCAGCAGATGAAAATGGACAGTGGGCATATCAATGCACAGGGTGTGGAGCATTTTGTGATATAGCGGATGTTCCATCTGGACTTTCAACAATCACTAAAGAAACGAATGTCACAGATACTATACTTGGAGGCAAAGTAGAAGTCGATAAAGATGGTAATAGATTGAAGACTCATAAAGTAAGACGAAGAATTGACAAAGCAAACATCGAGACACCTGAATCAGAAACTATAACAGTTACAGATCCTATCACAAAAAAGACTAGAGAACTCACGCTATCAAGAAGAGGAACTACTGAAGAATCATTTGCAATGACGTTACTTGATAAGAATGCAGACCAACAAACAAAAGACACTATGTTGGCATCATACTTATTCGGTAGAGGAAAAGAGAATGCTTCTTTTATGGCTGAAATTATGGTGTCAAAAGGACAGTGGACAAAAGACACACATGCATTTAAGAGTCAAATGAAATTCGATTTTGACCAATTTGCACAAATAATAGTTTCATTTCTTCAAGATACTTCACAAGCACTTAAAAAAGATGCAAATTCAGTATTGACACCTGATGAAATATTTAACAACTTAGCTGAACGAGTTAACCTTTGTGCAACTGCAATCTCAGTAAGACTTAGAGCTATCACTGAAGCAAGAATGGCATCTAAAGGTTTTGGAGTATTTATTGATAGAAATGGAAAGTTGTACTCACCATTAGACAAAGAAATATTTGACATCATTGAAGAAGAAAGAAAATTTGTAGAAGAAAATAAAGACAAGGTCGACATTATTAAACAAGAAGAAAAACGAAATGACTGAATTCGAAATATTGAATAGCGTCATGGGAGGAATAACTCTCAAAGACATGTCAGCAATATCCTTCTTTGGATTTGTAGCTGATAAACTCAATGGTGTAGATGCAAACACTCCTGAATGTGCAGAATTAAGAATGTTAGTATCTAATCCACCAATGTCAAGAAAATATCCAGATGACGAGAAGATAAAAATAATTGCTAAGCTTAAAAAACTTGGCGTACAATTCTAATTATGGCATTTCAGAAAAACAATAAAATCAGATTGGGTTCAAAGAATTCTGAAGAACATCGAAGAAGAATTAGTATAGCCAACAAAGGCAAAACTAATGCATTGATGTCTGAATATAGAAAGACGCATACTATGACAAAGGAACAGAGACAAAAAGCAGTACGCACACGACTTAAGAACGGAAGCTATAAAAAAACAGAAGAACAAAAGAAAGTATTACATTTTGCATTGTTAGGAAAAAACAAAGGAAAGAAGTCTGATCGAAAAGGGCTGACATATTCTCAATACTATAAACCAGAAGTAGTTCAAAGAATGTTAACTTTAAAAAGTGGTAAAAATCATTGGTCGTGGAATGACAAAAGAGAGCGAACATATCCGATAATCTGGACAAATACTTTAAAACGAAGTATTAGAGAACGAGATAAGTATGTTTGTCAATTGTGTTTTGAGCAACAAACTGAAACTGTTTTTGATATTCATCACATTGATTATAATAAAAATAACTGTAATCCAGATAATTTAGTGACACTCTGTCGAAATTGTCACATGAAAACTAATTGTAAAGATAAACAGTATTGGATTACTCACTTTACTTCAACAAAAATATGAAAATACAAAATGTAAAGTTTTGCTACTGTGAGGTCTGTCAGGAATACCACCCGATGGATGATTGCGAAACAGTTATCATAAAAATCACAAAAGGCAAAAAGTGTAAACTCGGAAGCTTCTCTCATGCTGCAAAGCATACTTCAGGGCCTACAGAATCACAACAGAAGAATGACACTGAGTCTGTTAAGGAAATATCCAACTCAGTGTTTAAGAAAGAGCCAGCAATAGAAGACAGAAAGAAACTTCCAGATGATATCGTTGGAGCAGCAAACCCTTTATTAGAACAAACTCTTAAGATTCCACTACAACGAGCACCAGCTTCAATTGGCAAAGGTCTCTTTGTATCACCAAGCAGCCCAGTTTTCGAATCAAAAGGAGACAAAATATTTAGACAAGTATGATAAAAAAACATGCACCACTAGAACAGTTAAAACGTGATGCTGCTAAAGCAAATGATTTACTTATTAAAAAAGGAATCATAGCAAAAGATAGCATCGTTGATAGAATAACAGCAGACCCTACTAAGCCAAAGCTTCCGGGTATGCCTCCTTATCTGCCAAGACCCTGGACACTCGGTTGTTCACAGGTATTAATGAGAAACATAGTTAAGTATTGGGTAACTCATTGCAAAGAAAACAAAAAGACAAATCCCGAATCAATAAAAGAATTCTTTCAATTTGTAGAAAAGCACATGTATCAACAATACGATAGTGCAAAGAAGAAAGAAAAGAAGATGGGTAAAATGATTAGAACTCTTGATGAATCGATACTGTTATCAGAAGTGTTTGCACCTTCTAACTTAAAAGAGACTACAAAATCAATGCATCTATTCTTTGTTCACTCAATGGTCATTGCACAAATAGTGAAAAGAAATACATCTACATCAGAATATGTAGACTGGTTTCTAAATGAATGGACACCTGACTTAGTAAAATTATGGCAGTAAGCAAAAAGAGTGTAGAAAATTTATATATTCCAGTACAATTAATTAGTACAGACAGTTTGTACGAAGGTAGTGAAGATGAAGCTGAAGCACGACATAAATTTATGTTGCGCTCTGATATAGATTTGCAATCAGTATCTGAAACGTTATCAAACTTAGATGTAGAAGCATTTATATTGCATCTTACTATTCATGAAGCTAGAATATTATTTTTAAGAAGTCTTGGTTATAAGCAGACTGAAATATGCAAACAACTCAATTTAAGCAGATCTCGTGTGTCTACTATTTTAACATCATTAAAACACAAACACAAAGTAAACTTTATTTAAAATCTTAGTACAATGTATATATGGAATCTAACTCTAATAAGACAGAAGTATTGCCTGTTGAAACAAAAGTAAGTCAATACACAGTTCCTTTTAGTAAAAGTGTGCAAGGTTTGAACACAACACCTACGCGTTCCTTTGCATTTGAAACAAAGAAACAACGAAATGCACGTTTTATTGAAAAAGGTATCTCAAAACCAGGAGGAATATCATATGACACCTTAAGAAGAGCAGCTAAATCAGTTGCTGTTATTGGTATTGCAGTTACAGTATTAAAAGAAAAGGTCACTAAAACAAAATGGATTATAAAACCAACTGACCCATTGGCAGATAAAGACCAAGCTAAGATAGATGAAGTCACTGAATTATTTAAACACCCTAATAGAAACAATGAGACGTTTAGATCGTTAGCAGATAAAATGATAGAGGACTTGCTTGTCCTTGATGCTGTTTCATTAGAAAAGACACGTTATTCAGACGGTAAACTAGCAGAACTCTTTTTTGTCGATTCAGAAACTATAAGACCCGTCTTTGATGTTCACGGTAATCAAGACGTAGAAATACCTATAAATACAAAAGATAAAGGACAAGAAATACTACCTGTCTCATATGTGCAAGTCTTTGACTCAACTCCATACGGAGGAGCAGACTCAGGAGAGATAATAGCAGCTTGGCCAAAAAGAGATTTTACACATTTTCATATGCACCCACAGGGTAATATGGAATACTTTGGTTATGGACTGTCTCCAGTTGAACGAGTAATTGGAGCTGTTGCAAACCTTTTAAATGCAGACAACTACAACTCATCATACTTTGATGAAGGATTTTTCCCACCTATTATTTTACAAATGGTTGGACAAATGAATGAGAATGATATTGAAAAAGTAAAAGAATACTTATATGCAGAAATGTCGGGTTCAGCTCATAGGCCAATGATTATGGCTGGTCCAGCAAAAGCAGAAGCAATCAATCTCAAAAACAACAATAACAATGATATGCAGTTTATGGAGTACTTCAAGTTTATGGCTAGACTTGTAGCAGCTTCTTTTGGACTGTCTGGACAGGATATCGGACTAACTGAAGATGTTGGTTCGAAGAATGTTTCTGAGACAATGAAGAGTCTTACTGAAGAAAAAGGATATGGTTCTATATTACACTTGCTTAAGGAAGTATTCAATCAAGAAATTATTTGGAAAGACTTTGGTTATACTGATTTAGAATTTGATTGGGTTGTAGATGACACGATGGACCCAAATGATATTTCTACTGTCGTAGACTCATCATTAAAGAATGGAACACGAACTATAAACGAATCAAGACATTTAATGGGACTACTTCCATATGGTGAATGGGCTGATAGACCAATGTTATTGACATCTTCTGGGACATATATGCCATTAGTGCCTGATGACGCAATTAGAAGTGGTCTAGCAGATGCTAAGATCGGAGGCGAAAACTCATATAAAGACCAAGACGAACAGATAGCTAAGTCAGTTATGGTTTTGAACACTACGTACAAAACATGGGTAGATGACAGAGGTTACTCACAACCCTTTATTTGGATAGATATAATGACAGGAACTGGATTAGTTGTAAAACCACCTGTAGCAGTAAATATGATGAGTCAAAAATTAGAAGTTGAACTCTCACAAGAGCTTACTTCACGAGGACTTAATGTTCCGTTAGTTACGAAGGTTGACTATACTGCAGTAGTTTCAAGTCTACCCTTTGACATACAAAATGAATTCAACAACTATTGCAATTTAACATCGAATTATGATTCAGAAAAATGGAGAGCTAAATTCGGAGGTTCAAGAAAGTTCGACTATTACTTAGTGTCATCATACGTAGATGGTTTCTCATTAGAAAACAAAATACTTTTTAATGATATGAAGAGAGAGCCAAAAAGTTATGCTACTGCAATTAAAGATCTTGCACAATTATGGTTAGCAGAAAAAGAATTAGTGCTTGGTGACAGAAGAGTTAACCAATACATCATAACACACGACAAGAGAGGTTTTGGTATTGATTATCAATTCAAAGGAAACGAAAATAGATACAAAGATACTCAAATGGAAGTTGCTGAATACTTGCAAGACATACCATACTTATACAACTTATACATGACCGAAATTGGAAAGAAGCCAAAGAACATTTTAGATAAGATAAAAGACAAGTTTGCATCTAAAGGAATCAAATTAGCAAAGTCATCAAATGTTCAACAACCTTCTTCAGTAGCAGATATGTCGAATGAATTTAAAGATTGTCCAGTGCTTTTTGGTGAATTACTAAAAGACGAAAAGACAAGATCAGACATAAAAGACATTTTCAAATTACAAAACGAAAAGGCGATGAATAGATTTAGACTTACTGAGTTAGCATTTATGTATGACTACAACCAAGCATTAACATCCCTTAAGGAATTCGTAACCGCAAATCCAGAATCATTCGGAGGCATCATTACATCTAAAGATGAAAGAGGTGTTCGATATTCTGTATTCGCAAAAAAATAAAATATGACAGCAAGTAACAATGGAAACAATGGAGACGGTCGTTGTGTAATAGCAGCAACTGGAGTGCCACAAAAATTAGTAGCATCTTCTATACCCTGCTCAAGATTAGATTTAAGAACACTTTCAACTAATGCTGCAGATATAATCATAGGCGGAAATACTGTTTCAAGTAGTCCTGTCAGTGGTATGTCAATGCATCCAGATGAGGCGTACGATTTAGAGATAGTAACTGATGCTATAAATATCATTGTAGTTGGAACTGCTGGAGACGTTGTAACGTATACGTGGTGGAGAGGAGACCGAGTTTAATATAAAAACGAATGGCAAACAAACTTACCCGAAATGTAACATTAGCAAATGTTTTAATTTTTAAAGGCTCAATTGCAGTTGCGTCTGATTTTCCTACTTTAACAGCAGTAAAAACTGGCTGGTTTTATATAGTGTCTACAGATGTAACTGATAACGATCCAACGAAAACAAATACAGGTACTAGCTTTCTAACTGGCGACGAAATAGTCTGGACTGGAAGTACTTGGGACGTAGTTGGAAGTTTGGTAAATGGCTTATATCTCAAACTTGACCAAACAACACCACAGACCGTTATAAATGGAAGACCGATTTTTTACGCTGGTGTTCACGTTAATGGACTGACAGCAAATTTGTCTATTAATTCTGGTGTATATACTATCGAAGGTATAGATGTTACAACAAACATTCTTGGCACTTATGTAAAGTCTACTGATACTTTGTTTGTAAATCCTTCTGGGGCTACAATCTCATATAATGGTTATTACTGGTATCTAGGTCTTGGTGCAGGTCAATGGCAAGGTGGTGATACTTTACCTACTGGGGTTTATGTTCCAATAGACCCTGGACAAACTGGTAATCCAGACGTTTCTTATGCTCGTGTTGCACCATATACAACCGACTCAAATACTTTAAATACAAACCTTAATGCTGATTTATTAGATGGACATCACTCTTCTGATTTTCTTTCAATATCAAAATCTTTTGTTCACTATATGCCAGTATTAACATCTAAAAAACCAATAGAATCAGTTGATTCAGCAGTTACAATCACAAAACTAAAAATAAATGTTTTAGATGGAACTTCTATCACAGGACGACTCGTAGAATACGACACAGACGGAGTAACCTTGATTCAAGTGATTAGTGCAGATATTACAGCAACCGCAGGAACTCAATCAGTAACAACATCTTTCACTCATCCAGTAGTCGCAAGTGGTAAGTTTATAGGTTGGGAAGTTACAGCAGTAGTCGGTGCCGTATCAAATGTATCAGTAACATATTCATATACAAAATGACAACAAAGCTTGAAATAGATTACGAAGAATACGCAACAGATGCAAATGCACAGGTTGCCTATGTTTCCAGTAAAGATGGTGGAGGTTTAGGAGTTGATTTATTCGCACACTACAAGATGAACGACAACCTCGCAACTGGTGTTGTTCTTGAAAACATTAGCGGATATGATGGTGCATTAAACGTAGACACAAATACAAGAAGTGTTACTGGAAAGATAGACAAGGCATTAGAGTTTAGAGGAACTGATATTATTAGAATACCTTTTAATTCTCAGTTTAATCTAAGTAATAAGGCATGGTCTATGTTTACTTGGGTTAGTATAGCTTCAAGTGCGAGTGGACAACCAGTTCTTATTTCTCAAGAAAACGGTTGGGCTTTTTATGTTTCAGGAGATGTTGGCGGCACTTTAACTCTTTATTTAGGAGATTTAGCAACTAACATAGTTGGTGGTGCAGGAGTATTCGCAGGTGGGACATATCATATTGGGATTTCTTTTAACGGTATTTCAACTTATACGTTTTGGGTGAACGGTGTTCCTTATACGATTACGGGACAATCTCCTATTACAGATAATGCTGGCGATATTTTCATTGGTAACGACCCACGTGTAGGATATGAATATTATTGGGAAGATGACGTTAGATTTTATGACAGAGATATGTCTGGTTATCAATCAACAGTAGATGCAATATGGAACGGAGGCAATGGAACAGAAGATGATTCAATAAGCAGTTCTCAATTGATTGTCTATTCTGAAAGCACAATAAAAACACAAGGTAGTTATTCTCTAAAAGGTTGGGCTGATGTAGGAACAAGTGCAGGGGGAACTCTTACTAAAACATTTTCACCAGCTTATGATTTATCAAAAGTAAATGATTTAAGTTTTGATTTTAGATCCAGCAGAACAGGAAGCAATATTAAATTTGGATTATCTGAGGGTTCTTCAATAGTTTCAGAAATCACTCCGAACATTGTGACCGCAGATACTTTCCAAACTGTTAAATGGAGTTTGTTTCAAATAGCAGATATTGATAAGGCAAATGTAGATACTTTTATAATTACAATATTAGACGACAGTGTAGTAAATACGTTTTATTTAGATAATTTTCAAATAGCTCAAGCAATAGATTTAATAGGAATAATAAACTAATATGCCATTAATTTTTAGAAATAGATATTGGGTAATAGTAGAAATGACTTGGAGTAAAGAAACTAACAAGTCTTTAGTTAGAGTTGCTTCATACGAAGACAAAGCAGACTTTAATGCCAACATAGCAAATTGCGGAAAAGGACTAACAACTAATCTATATTTTGATGGAGAGTTCAGTCTTGCAAAAGCAGAATCATTGGTTAGCGAAAGTCCATTATTTTTAGGTTCAAATATAATTAAATAATTTCCCCACCCCGTTAAGTGGTTAAACTGACTAGTTCTTTAAAGGAGATAGGTATGAGACACACAACAAAGTGGAATGAGGTCCAGCACTTGGTCTGGAGATGTGACTCTTGTTCGAAACAATGTGAATCGGTTGGTTGCAAACCTCCCGATAACAATGTCTGCGATGGTTCGGATTCTCGTGTAAAAGAAATTACAGGTGGCTACAGCCATCCTGAACTTCTCGGAGGTGCATAAAAGATGATGAAAGCTGGGTTACTGTAAGAGAGCGGACAAAGGCTGAAACTTTCGCATTTCGTGACAGTTCACAACCCTTACGAGTTCCGATAGTCGGGAAACAACCGATTAAAATGAACTGGGTCCACGTTCAACGTTACAAAATCAATCCAAAGACAAAGTAAAGGAGGTGATTTCATATCTAGCGTCGCACATCCGCTTAATGATGTGCTTAATTTAAAATAAAATGCACAAACACAATTATAAAATATACTGTGAATA